CAATTCTTGTTTTGACTTATTGCTTAACTTCGCACCTTTAAGAATAATCGCATAGCGAGGAATTGCTTTGTTTTCAAAGTAATCAATATTATATTCCTTTGCAAACTTATCCCCAACAATTGCAGCGGCAGCAGATACTGCCGAAGGGATACCGTAATAAGTGTTCTTAGGGGAATAGGTTTTAAAATGAATAATTTCATTTGGATTTGAATCGGTATTGATTGGGTCTTCTGTTTCTAAATCTTGAAAGTTTCTAAAGAATACGGCAGAGATCTTGTTGCTCTTAGCAATCTGTACATAGCCATCTCTTTTACGGCGAACACGCATCAATGTCCCAGGGATATGACCAACATAGCCAATCTCCCCAGCATTGTTTCTACCGATTTCCATGTATCCGTTTCCAACGGTTAAGACATCTTGCCAAATCTTAATCATTGTTTCATTAAAAGTTTCTTCCTTGTTAGTGTTTTCAAAAATATCTTCAAGTTTTTGTTTTTCATCTTGAATAACTTTTCGCACTCTCGCTAGTCTTTCTGGCTCCCCAGCTGCTTTTTCTAATCTTCTTTTAGCTTTAATTGTTTCAACAAACTCAAAACCAAGACCAACGGTGTTCATTACTCTTGCAGCAATTGAGGCATTATGGATAGCGCTAGAGTCATAAAGACCAGCAAGTGTATCTAAATCGTATGGAGGGTTTACAATATCATAAAGACTATAACCATCCAGAGTTTCTGGGTCAATATACTTACTAGCTACACCATCTATTCCTTCAAACTTTTTTGCAAGTTTTGAAACTTTCCTTTTCATTTTTGGTGAAAGACTAGAGTAAGAAACTTTTGCAAACGGGTCATCATTAGTTGGAGATGAATCAAATCCAAAATATGTTAAATCATCAATCTCTTCTTCAACGGTTTGATCAATCATATGTGTTGTTTTATTTTCCATTTTTCCTCAATCCGTCAAAAGCGTCTTCCAATGGGTCTGGAATCAGACCGTCATGAAATCTTGCAATTTGATCTTCTCTTTCGGAGCCAGAAACTTTTCTAGCACCATGCACCCATGCCAACTCGCCCTCTTCACTGCCAGTCCAGTATTTTGCAGCAGCCTCAACTCTTGATTCAATATCCTTGTCACCAATAAAACCTTCTGCAGATAAAAATCCATCACCATCAGACAAAGGTTGCCCATCAGGTAATATCCAAATGCAAACCCCAAATGTTCTATCTGGAACCCAGATGCGCTTGTTCTTTACAATATCGGACATATGTTTCAGTATACACCAATTTTAATGAAATAGGGATTATTGTTGTACACAAATTGTTGAATAGTTACTTAATAGGGCATGCACCTGTCGCACAATCATCCAAATCAATATCCAAGTTGGCAGCGTTTTGATGAATTGGAGTTGAAAAGTCTAATTTAGAGAACACTTTATCGTATTGATCTTTAGTGATCTCTTCATACGGAGGTAGAGGAAAGTTGTGGTCAACATGCAACAAGAAAGATACTGACTTAACAGATGAGTCGTAATTGTTAGACAACCACTCTTTCACCGCTGGCAATTCTTCTTTACGATAATAAACCGTTACAGATACTGCGTTATCCGCCCAGATTGTTTGCATCTTCTTAACCCACTCTAATTGCTCAAGAGCAGTCATGTTTGCAACCAGAATTGAATTGTCTGGAGATTTGCACGGAAACTCCACAACATACCTTGTGTGGTCTTCCCTGCCATCCAAGCCCATATCCCATGTAACTTTATAACCACGCTTACGGCATGCATCCACTAGTGGGTCAACAGAGCTAAACCTAACCCTGCGAATATAATACGGAGCAAAGGCTGGATGGATTCCAGGAGTCACACCTGGAAGCAGTGAAAGCGTACCTGACGGCTGAACCGTTGTTAAACGAACAGATTGGTTCCAACCACGCTCTTTGCTATAGAACGCATCAAAATCTTTTAAGAACTCATAGGTTTGAGATAGCCAACCAATTTGCTGCTCAGTGCATTGCAGAATCCCAGTAATTGATTGCCCAAGTCGGGTATTCTTTCTAACAATGTTTGTTGTTTTTTCATAAGGGTATGATAACTGAGTTATCTGTTTTTGAATCAAGTACAGAAGTTTTGATATCTCTAACAACTGCCCGAGACTTTCAACATTTGGCAAAAAGATAGTTGCAAGGTTACATGACTCACCATCGGCAAGAGCAATCTCTGCACATGGGTTAAATCCCTCAATAGAAGGGTCTAACGACTTTTCACCCAATCTTCCGTATGTTCTTGCAAGCTTACGATTAACAAGACCATAAGGCTCGCCTGTTCCGTCATACCCCTTCCAAAGTTCTGGTAGAATCTCATCATAGGCATCTGCGTAAATACTATTATTGCTGTTTGCCCTCCACGCTGGAACATTACCAGATCCCCAGTTTTTTGCCTTAAGGAAAAGAACATCATCAGGATCGCCAATAGCAATTTGTGCAGAACGGCGTGATGAGCCAGAAACAACAATACGCCCAATAATATTACAAATATCTAGCACATCAATTGAACGAAGTTTTTTACCAACACGGTTGTCTAAAACTTTACAAATGTCTGCGATGCCATCAACTAAAGCTCCAGATCCAGAAGCTGTCCCACCGAAAGTCTTGAGTGGTGTTCCAAACTCACGAATCAAAATAGTTGAGTATGTAAAAGATTTGCCATTTTTGAAATATGACTCAAGCACTTTATGGAGCAATTCTCGCCAGCCCTGTCTTGAGTCTGGAACAATGAAGTCTGCGTCATTTGTACGCTCGGCTGTAATTGAACCAACCAGCTTAACTTTAGGCAATTCGTGGATCTTGGATCTCTCTACGGAAAAACCAACTCCACCACCCAGCATGAGGTAATCAAACAACATTTCAAAATCTTCAATTTTCTCAATATTTGTATAAAAACAATTATTCAACGAAGTACCTGAGAACTGCTTTACAAGAGGCGTACCAAGTTGCCAAAGGGCTCTGCCAGACACTGCGCATCGTAGATTAAACATATGATCAAATAAATTCTCTGCGTCTTCCTTGGAGAAGGGGACCCCAATATCAACAGCCCCTTCTATAATCCTCTGAATGGTTTGAACCCACGATTCAGTTTGGTTTGTACCTTCAATTTTACGGCTATATGTCCTAAGGAATACAACCTCCCCAAGACCGCCAAAACCCCAAGGCGGAGTTTTAGATCCATAGCTAGCAATAAATTCAGGTGACAATAAAGACATTCAATACCTCCAAAAGTAAGATTACAATGATATCTGCTAGATCAACTAGCCGCAATGAAAAATGCTTAGGTCTAAACTAAAGAATTTTCATAAAATTTGATTCTATCAAGTATCTTATCAGCAACACTGGACCAAGAGTGCTCGGCGTGTAAAATTTTTGCTGATTGAATTGTATATTTTTTGAATTCATCATATTCAGAAACAACATGTGTCATAAGATCCATCAAGTCATTCAAGTCAGGATACGCCCACAATCCAGTATCTTCACCGTAATGATGATTATTCCAATCAGCGCTAGCCATTGTGCAATTGAGCGGTATTGAATATTTTGCAAAATCCCTACAACCTGTTGCATTACTTACAATAGTTGGCATACCCGTGCAAATTGCTTCAAATGGAATCATTCCAAAACCTTCACCGCTTGTTGGGTAAACCAAACAATGGCATTTGTGATATAGCCTAACCAGATCCTCTGTTGACAGATTTTCTGGAATACCTATGATCTGAGGATGTTGAGTAGCTGGAACTAGACTTCCATTAATATAAACTTCTGCATAGCAGTATTTATTATATTTTAAGACGAGCTTAAAATTCAAATCATCTTCGTAAAGCTCCAAGAATGCATCTACTGCCATCTGAGCATTTTTTCTTTTACTATCTCCACCAACATGAAGAAAATTAAATGTGTCGGTTATTTCACGATCAATAATTCTAAAGTCATCTGAGATGCCATGAGGTATTACATGGATGTTGTGATGAACATTGTTCTGCACATAAACTTCTTTAACGAACGAAGATGTTGCCCAAATTTCATCACATTGTTGCATATTGTGCAACCAACCAGGTGGTACCTTAGTTGACTCCCAAGGGGTATAGCCAATCTTGTAATCATTATTTAATTGATAATAGTGAGGCTGACAGAAGTTGATATGAAATGGGAAATCTGTTCTGTTGTAGAATACGCCAACATCTTTTTCTTTTAAAGCGTTAATGATGCTGATTGCAGCATTACTGTAACCTTGACTGTACCAAGGCTCACCATTAATATCCATACTACCTGGACTAAACCAACTGATTTTTTTCATAAAAGTTATTTGCGCTTTCGTCTAGGTGTTTTCTTAACTTCTTCTATTGGATCATTGAAGTCTAAACATACTACACCATTATCCATTAATTTTTCTGCATCTTCTTTAGAAATTTCACAGGTAACTGGGGTGTGCGTAAACATACATTTTGACGCAGCTATATAGTAATTATCCATCTTAACTATGGATATGAAATCGCAATCAACAATAGCGGCTCCGCTGCATTCGTCAGATTCAACAATTCCAACTATTTTCATAAATTTAGTATACCACCTTCAGGATTATACCCCGTATGCTATGAATGCTTAGTATACATAAGTGTATATAGTTTATATAGTATATGTGTTTGCTAAGTACACCAGCACGCTTTGCATGCGTAGCATACCACAAAGGGAAGGAAATATTTATCTTTTAAAAAAATAAATTTAAGTTTTTTTTGTAAAGATAGTGTATGATGTCTATTATGATCTATTATGCTATGTACTTAATCTATTTAACCATTAACGCAAGTTTACTAAAACTTGGAATTAGCTGGGGGTTTAATCACGACATTGGCTGGGGTTCAGCATTAACTCTTTCAACACTAGCTAGCAGTTTTATCTTGTTTCATAGAATCCGTGTTAAGCCCGAATGATATTGATTTCTCATACCTACACGACAAAAAGGTATTAATTTTATCCGATACTAATGTCAGGTATGACTACATCAATAATTTCCTTGATACATTGGAGCAATCAAAAGTTTTTATTTATATTGCCCCAGCCTCAACTTCTCGTTTTATTAAATTATGGACTAAAATAGCAATTAATAAAAAAGCAAACATTATACATGATAAAAATTATGAGTTTTTTTATTCAAATAAAATTAAAGATTATGAAATATGCATTTTGCTTGGAAAAAATAAAACAAAAGAAACTCCAATCTTGACAAGACTTATTCGTGATATGTTGTTAACATATACTAATATTACAATTGTTACTAATAAAGGAATTGATTGCGATGAGAATTATACCATACGAAGGTGAAAGTAATTTAGAAGACATAGAAAGCCTGTCTATTGTAATCAAGTCTGTTCCGTTTGAGAACAGCTATGTTCCAGCTTTTTTTATACAAAGCCCTGGTGACGATTACCCAATGACGCTTGATGAAATGAATGCCCTTATGGATGGCGTAGAGATAGCACGGTCATCTTTAGATCATATTATTAATTATTTATTAAGAGAGAGCTTTACTAAAGAAGATAGGAAGAAAGAAGAAGGAGATTTTTAATGCTACTCGGCGGTCTTAAGAAAGACTTTCCCTACCCAGAAAAGCTATGTCCGTATTGTAACTGGAAACTAGTGCCAGTTAATGCTATACATTGGCAGGAAGATATTTATCAGTATAAAGCTTTATATCTAGACAACAACCCAGATTGTAGTGCTTACGATGAAGGCGCAAGGCTTGCTTACGCAAGAATATATTATACATCAGAAGATGCCTTTCATTATTTTAGAGATGTAAAGATGCCAGTTCAAAGATGGACTCAGGAAGACCTATATTCCGTATATGAATAATCTGCTACAATAGTAGATCATGCCAATTCGTTCATGCTCCGATGGGGATAAACCAGGATACAAGTGGGGAGATAGCGGTAAGTGCTATCTATACACCGCTGGCGATGAAAAATCTATGGAAGCCGCAAAGATGAAAGCCCAGATGCAGGGCGTTGCAGCACGGGCAAATGGCTATGAAGAAAAAGCTAACGAAGTAACTACCAGCTCAATGGGTTCTGGTATTAAAAATCCGCAACGGGGCTACGGTTCAAAAAAGAAAAAGAAATTTGTTGATGATATTCAAAAAAGTTTAACGCAATGGTTTGGGGAGAGATGGGTTGATATTTCAAGACCAAAATCTGGCGGTGGGTTTGAACCATGTGGTAGAGCAGATGCCGAGTCAGGCAAGTATCCAAAGTGCGTACCAGCCGCTCGTGCTGCCAGAATGACACCTGCACAGATTGCATCCGCTGTTAGGCGTAAGCGCACAGCGGAATCGTCACAGACCAGGCAGGGTAAAAAGCCTATCAATGTTTCAACAGATGTTGAAAAAGCATCTCGCAATGTTCCAACAAACCCAGAATTATATGCCAGAGTAAAAGCGGCGGCTAAAGCAAAATTTGATGTTTACCCTTCAGCCTATGCTAATGCATGGCTTGTCCGTGAATATAAAAAACGAGGCGGCGGCTACAGGGTTGTGAATAAGTCAGAAGAATATGTAAACAAGATTGCGGATGACCTTGATGAACAGGAAGCCGTGTTGGCTGATATGTTGATTGCAATTACCCTTCGGTACGGTAAATTTAACGAAGATGAGACTGGGGTGTGGGCTGGCTATGATAGCCCCGAAGAAAATGATGTTAAAGAAATTGGGGTTAAATGTTCAAACTGCGTTCTTTACGAGGGTAATGGTGTTTGTAAGATTATTGCTCAGAAAGTAGAGGATGAAGGTAAATGCAGATTTGCGATCATTCCAGACGGTGTTGTTGAAGATGACCCTGAAGACGAGATGGACGATGAAGAGTCCATGATTGATTATTTAAAAAACAAGGTAATAGAATTATTTTTATGATATGCTATTAGGTATATCTAAAATACAAGGAGAACATATGAATTATATTAAGGTTCCAGTAGACAATGCAGAAGCAATGATCAATCAGCATTCTTTTCTAAAGAAGAAGAATGATGATATGGCTAAAGCTGCTTTTGCCCAAATGAAAGAATTTGTTGAAACAGCATCGTATCATCAGAGTCAAATTGACATGTTAAGTAAGGCAGTTAAGGATGTAACATTTATGTTAAACACCAAACCAGCCGCATCGCTTGCAGGTAGCGATACTGGATCAACAGGTGCTCCATCATCCAAGGCTCCAGCACCAAAAACAGAATTTGGCGATTCCGAAACAGAATTGGTTCGCAAGTCAAGTCTGATTGAAGCTCTTCAAGCGCACGAAGCTGCCTATGGCACATTTGACATTGATGTTGATGTAATTGCCAGCTTTTTGATGGCAAAGTAAACACATGGAAGCTATTGCCGTAGCGGTAGTTGCCGCAGTAGGCGTTGTTCTGGCTGCCCTCGTACAAGCGGGCAGAAAAGAAAATAAGTCGGATCATGGCGTTGTTGCTGACTTACTCAGGGGTTTGCATTCAGATGTTAAGAATGTGGATAGTAAGCTTGAAGGTCATATTAAACAACATGGCGATTTAAAAAAACCAGCAACTGTTAAAAAATAATTTTAAGGGCGTTTCTTGATTTATGATATTCCGAAAGGTTATTATAGATACGAGGAGCGCCCTTTTTGTATTCTCCAAAAGAATTTCTAAAAACGAGGAGTTTTCTTTTCTAAAAATGGTAAGATCTATTTAACACCTACAAAAGAGGGGCTATGACAGAAGAACTTTTAGAAGACGAAGATAATGATTTTACTCGGACACCTGATTTCCATAAGATTCATCAAAAACTAATTTCATTGGTTAATCCCGACAATCACCGTGCGGCTTCATCGGTAATCTATGGTCATTATAAAAACTGGTCCCCAATTAAGACTATGAAATATTATAATGTTTCAGAAAACGAATATGAGCAATATGCTGATATGTTTAACTTTAAAGAAAGGATGGTGAAACAAATGACTGGAAGAAAATCAAAGCAAGATAATATTGTTAATTTCTTGAATGGAAATGTTGGAAAGGTTGTTACCCCTGTGCAATTAGCAACAGATGTACAAATCTCGCTCCCAACATTCTATAATTTCTATAATGCCAATCGTGGTTACTTTAAAAAAGTAAAGCGTGGGCATTTTGAAATTCTTAATCCAAAAGAAGAACGGGTAAGTATTTAATCATGGCTGGGGTGGGATATGATTTTATTTAGAAATCTAGATATTGGTGATATCCCACCTACCCCATCAAACTTGCTTGAGACTTTTGATACAAAAAAAGCAAGCTCATTGCTATTGGAATACGCTAAGGGATTTGGGCATCCAATTGGATATCTACAAGAACAGCGTGGACAAATTGTTCAAAACATTTTTCCAATCAGAAGGCAGGCTGAGCATCAGATATCTTCATCGTCTAAAGTAAATTTAGAACTACACACGGAAACAGCATTTCATGCATATATTCCAGATTACTTATTATTGCTATGTTTGCGTGGTGACAGTAATGCTGGTACAACATATTCCCTACTGTCGGATATTTTAAAAGACATACATGTTGGCATTGTAGAGATATTAAAAAAGAACTTATTTAAAACATCCATTGATGACAGTTTTAGACTAAATGGAGAAGATGACTATTTTACAACCGTTCCAGTAATCAGTAGGGACATCAATAATAGATACATTATGAAATATGATAGAACAGTTATGACTGGAACAACCACAGAGGCTCAAATGGCTTTGAATGTTTTTACCAAGGCTATTGAACGAAACACGCAGACTGTTTTTTTAAAAGCTGGAGATTTGCTGGTTTTGGATAACAACATTACTGTTCATGG